GGGTGTGCATCCAATTTGCATGCTTTTTTTATACAAACTTTTCAGGAGGGATGTTATGAGTGGCATCAAAGAATTTGTAAAAGAGTACCCCATAGCGGATATTAAACCTCATCCAAACAATCCGCGTATTCATCCGGACTCTGCGATAGAAAAACTGCAACGCAGCATTCAAGAATTCGGATTTGTAAACCCAGTGTTGATTTCAAAAGATGGAATACTATTAGCCGGTCATGCTCGTATCAAGGCATCAAAAAGCCAAAAACTCGAACATGTGCCGGCTTTAATTTTGGATTTAGAAGGCGCGAAAGCTGATGCCTACTTAATTGCTGATAACAAACTGCAGGAAGAAACCGAGTGGGATTTGCCAGTATTAAAAGATTTACTTGGCGAATTGGACACAGGGGAGTTTCCTCTTGAAATAACCGGTTTTGAATTGCCGGAAATCGAGGATCTGATTACTTCTGTAGGAGATATGGGTGATAAGGAAGCGGCTGACGATGGGTTTGACGAGGATGCGGCCCTGGAAGATATCGAGGAGCCAATTAGCCAACCAGGAGATATTTGGTTATTAGGCAATCATCGTTTAATGGTTGGAGATGCTACAAATCCGGACCATCTTGCTAAATTGATGGATGGTCGATTAGCGGATATGGTCTTTACTGATCCACCGTACAACGTAGCTTATGAAGGCAAAACGGAAGCCGCGCTTCGTATTCAAAACGATGAAATGGGCGATGAACAGTTTTATCAGTTTTTATTTGATTTCTATACAAACGTATTTAATCACACAAAAGAAGGTGGCCCAATTTATATTTGCCATGCGGATTCAGAAGGGATTAACTTCCGTTCAGCTATGAAGAACTCCGGATGGTTGCTCAAGCAATGCATCATATGGGTAAAAGATATTTTTGTCATGGGCCGACAAGATTACCACTGGAAGCATGAGCCGATTTTATACGGTTGGAAACCAGGAAGTGCTCATAAATGGTGGGGCGATCGCAAGCAATCCACTGTTTGGAATGTGGACCGACCGAAACGAAGTGCTGAACATCCAACCATGAAGCCGATTGAGCTAGTAGGAAAAGCACTAGAGAACTCATCGCGCCCAGGGGACTTGGTTATCGATACTTTTTCTGGTTCCGGTTCTACTTTAATGGCTTGTCACCAAATGGATCGCGTTTGCTATGGATTGGAGTTAGATCCTAAATATGCGGACGTAATCGTTAATCGTTGGGAGACATACACCGGAGAAAAGGCGGTGAAAACAAATGCCGAGGAAGCTGAAGTTAACGCCTGAGCTTATCAAAGAAGCGGTTGACCTTGTTAAAACAGGTAATTACACCGAAACTGTATGTCAATATTTAGGTATTGGAGAAACAACTTGGTATCGCTGGATGAAAGAAGGAGAAGCGGCGAAATCAGGAATTAAACGGGAGTTTTGGGAGTCGATAAAAAGAGCTGAGTCTTATGCTGAAATCAGAAACGTTTCAATCATTCAGAAAGCGGCTGAAAAGGCAAAAGACGACCCTAAGTATTGGGTGGCCGCCATGACTTTCTTAGAACGCAAATTCCCTCAACGATGGGGCAAAACAGATAAATTTAAAGCTGATGTTAATCACTCCGGGGAGGTGATCGACCGCCATGAGCAAAACCACAATGTCAACATCAAACAAGAAGTCAAGCACACCTTCAATGAATATGACGAAGTCATCAGCGAAGTCCTTAACGAAAGACGAGCAAGAAGAGCTTCAAGTCCTGGAGATGATCAAGAAGATCCTCACTAATCCATACATTCCGCATAAGCCGACGGTTAAGCAATTAAAGCTGTTGCTTTGCGATGCCAGGGAAGCATTGTTCGGTGGAGCCGCAGGCGGTGGTTAGGTAAGTCGGATGCTTTATTAATGGCGGCTTTGCAGTATGTTCATGTTCCTAATTATGCTGCCATTATGTTTAGACGTACTTATAAGGATTTGGCTATGCCAGGAGCCTTAATGGATAGAGCGCATGCCTGGTTGGATAATACAGATGCAAAATGGAGCGAAAAAGATAAAACCTGGACATTTCCGTCCGGGGCCACTCTTACTTTCGCATACCTACAGCATGAAAATGATAAATACAATTATCAGGGTGCGGAGTTCCAATTCGTAGCCTTTGATGAGCTTACTCAATTTGAGGAAAGCCAATATAGATACTTATTCTCACGTTTGCGCCGTTTAAAAGGTTCAGACGTTCCTTTGCGTTGTTATTCGGCAAGTAACCCCGGTGGTCGTGGCCACTCCTGGGTACGACAAAGAATCCTAATTGAAGGGCCGAAAAAAGGCAGAGAATTTATTCCTTCCAAGCTAGAGGATAACCCTTACTTGGATACAGAGGATTATGAACAATCGTTAGCGGAAATGTCCCAATATGAAATCCAGCAATTAAGGCATGGGGATTGGGATGCTGTACCGGACGGTGAAATGTTTAAGCGTCATTGGTTCAAGATCGTAAAAGAAGCGCCTGCCGATGTGAAAAAGGTGCGATATTGGGATTTGGCCGCAACGGATAAAAAGAAAGCCACTGATACAACGGCATATACGGCTGGTGTAAAGATGGGCATGAAAGATGGCCAGTATTACATCATGGATATGCGGCGTGTTCAATTATCTCCTTTAGCGGTTGAGCAGTTGATCCGTCAAACGGCTGAATTAGATGGGGTTGGCGTTCCTGTTTGGATGGAGCAAGAGCCTGGGTCAAGCGGTGTCAATACAATCGACCACTATAGACGTAAGGTTCTAAATGGCTTTGCCTTTTATGGCGATAGACCAACGGGGCCAAAAGAAGAACGTGCTAGACCATTAGCGGCGGCGGCCGAAGCTGGCAACGTTTTTCTTGTAGAGGGTGACTGGGTAAATGACTTTCTCGATGAGATTGTAGGATTCCCTGCTGGCCAATATAAAGACCAAACCGATGTGAGTGCCGCAAGCTTATCGATCTTAAACGAAATGAAGGAAATGAAACATGCTGTCAAGCCTACAATTGGCAGCGTAAAACGGAGGTAAATAGATGACTAGAGATGTTAGATTAATTCCGCATAAACTTGAAGCCTTAGCCACTGAAACACATGAAATCCCTGCCGGTGTAAAAATGGTGGGTGCTCCTGCTATGTGGAATAAAGGCGAACTTGGCGATGATGTAGTCGTAGCGGTACTGGATACAGGTTGCCAAATGACCCATCCCGATCTAGTGAACCAGGTTATTGGCGGTAAGAACTTTACAGATGATTTTAACGGCGAACCAACAAACTTTGATGATAATAACGGTCATGGCACGCATGTTGCTGGTACGATCGCGGCGATCGAGAATGGAAAAGGCGTTGTCGGCGTTGCTCCAAATGCTAAATTACTTATTGGAAAAGTATTAAGTGGAGATGGCAGCGGTTCTTATGACTGGATCATCGATGGAATTAAATATGCAACCAACTGGCGCGGTAGTAATGGTGAACGTGTACGCGTAATCAGCATGTCACTTGGCGGCCCGGATGATGTTCCTGCCCTTCATCAAGCAGTACAAGAAGCCGTTGAGCAAGGAATCCTTTTCGTTTGCGCGGCAGGCAATGAGGGCGATAGCAAAGAGGACACGTATGAATATTCATATCCAGGCGCTTACAACGAGGTCATTGAAGTAGGAGCCGTTAATTTAAACGGTGTTTTATCAAGCTTTTCTAATAACAATACAGAGGTTGACTGTGTAGCCCCAGGCGAAGACATAGTATCGACCTATCCAGGCAGCCAATACGCACGACTTAGCGGTACGTCAATGGCAACGCCTCATGTAGCCGGGGCATTAGCGATTCTTATTAGAAAGTCAGAGTTTGAGTTTGAGAGAAAACTTACAGAAGCAGAATTATATGCTCAATTAATCAAGCATACCCAGGCTCTAGGTTTCCGAAAAAGTAGTGAAGGAAGCGGCCTGGTTAAACTAGATACACTTGAACGCACTGACAGATTAGTTCAGTTCATTGCAAAGGAATTCTGTAATGGCTAATATTGTTACTTTTACCTTAAACGATAGAGGCATCACCTTTTTTGCTAATGGGATTGTTATTTTTGATTGCCCTATCGAAAGAATACAGAAGGAACCTAGACAGGCCATCATAGCTATGAAGATGTTAGTTGAATGCTATGAGGAAGAACTCTCCGACTAATTTATAAGGGGGTGTATGTTTGGATACTATCGATATTATTTCCCTGGGAGCAGGAGTACAATCGTCAACGCTTCTCATGAAGGCCGATCGTGGCGAATTTAAGATTGATGGCGAGGTAGTTATACCGAAATACGCAATTATGTCCGATACTGGCAATGAGCCGGATAAGGTCTATGAATGGCTAAGTTTCTTGCAATCGCAAGTTAAAAATATAGAGATAGTCCTCACCAATAATGGGGACATCGTAAGGGATACTTTGAAAGGCATCGAAAACCACGAGCGCTTTTCAAGTGTTCCTTTTTTTGTTGTCAATGACGTTCCGATCTATGAGCAAGTTTTAAAAGGCTATAGAAAAGTAGTGAGTGAAGAGTTCGGAGAGATTATTGACGAGCCGATCTACGAGGATGGCGAACTAATCGAAGTCAAAAAGAAACGCGGCATTTTATGGCGGCAATGTACAAGAGATTACAAAATCTATCCGGTAAGACGTGAGATTCGTAAGTTACTCGGTTACGAGCCAAGAGAAAAGGTACGAGAACACGTTAGGTTATGGATGGGAATAAGCACAGATGAAATTCAGCGAGTCAAGCCTTCTCAAGTCAAATTTATAGAGAATGTCTATCCTTTGATTGACGAAGACATGAGCCGACTGGATTGTTTGCGTTGGTTCCAGGAGAACGACTTACCTTTACCGCCTAAATCGAGTTGCATTATATGCCCTTATCATTCAGACGAGCATTGGCTTGACATCAAGCGTAACGACCCGAAGGCATGGGAGATGGCCGTTAATTTCGATAAGAAAATTAGGCATATGCCCAACGTTAACGGAACGGTGTATTTACATCGAGCTTGCGTACCTTTGGACGAAGTAGCGCTTAAGGATAATCAAGAATCATTTGATCTGTTTGATAACGAATGCGAAGGGATGTGCGGCTTATGATTAAAGATGTATACGATGATGATAAAACCCATGTTCACGTTCTGAGCTATGGTGGCGGCACACAATCAACGGCCATGCTGCTAATGGCTTTGAAAGGCGAAATTAACGGGGTTATTCCCGACTATATTATTTTTGCTGATACCGGTTGGGAGCCAAAACGCGTGTATGACTGGGTTGACAAGGTGAATACGTACATCAAGAAAGCATTCAACAGAGAAATCATTTTCACCAGCGCAGGAAATATACGTGAAGATACGTTGAAAAAGCTTGAGAGCAATGAAGGCTTTGTTCAAATACCTGTACATTCGGTTAAAGAAAACGGTGATAAATCACTGGGTTCAAGGCAGTGTACAGGCGTTTATAAAATACGTCCTATTGATAAAAAAATAAGACAATTGCTAGGATACGCACCAAGGAAACGCATCAAAGAAGTGGTGCATGTTTGGAAAGGGATTTCTACAGACGAGATCGCTCGAGTCAAACCAAGCCAAACGAGCTGGCAAGTAGCGGAACATCCTCTTGTAGAAGTAGCAAATGTTGATAGATCAGCATGCGTGGCTTATGTAGAGCGAGAGGGATTAGGAACGCCAGCAAAAAGCCATTGTATTGGCTGCCCATTTAACCATCCGGATGTATGGAGAGAAATGAAAAGGCATGATCCTGAAAGCTTCCAGGATGCTGTTTATGTAGATAAAATGCTACGTGCTAATGGCGATAGAAAAGTACAATCTTATCTTTACAAGAAGTGCGTGCCACTGGACGAAGCGGACTTTCAGGATGGGCAATTTGAGTTTGATTTATTTGATAACGAGTGCGAGGGAATGTGTGGTTTATAAACCTTCAAGGAGGTGATTATATGGCCTTTTGGGATTGGCTTTCTTTTAGTAAAAAAAGAATAGATAAAGATGTACGAGACATCGTGCGTGCATCTACCAGGGCGACACTTCGAAGCACAGGCGGCCGCCAAACAAGGCCGAAGTGGGAAGAACAGTTCTTGTGGTACGATACCGGCGTTATTACACGCGATGAGCTTCGTTCTGCAGAAGTGCTAGATGTTTTAAAAACGGTGAGAGATATAAATCCCGATGCATCGATGTCCGTATGGAACCTCCTCCGGCTCGGTAACTCAGGTCATGAATTAGAGGTACAAAAGCCAAGCGGAGCAGTTGATAAAAGCGCAACTGATTTACTTAATGACTATGCTAAATGGCTAGGGAAACTTTATGGCGGCGGTGTCGATCAGCTGATCAACGTCCTTTTATTAACAGGGTATACACAAGGAGCCATTGCGCTTGAAGTGGAAATCACTGAGGATTCAAAGGATATTGTAGACTTTCACGCAGTAGATCCTAGTACATTAGATTTCAGAAGGAATAGGGATACTGGCGAATTAGAGCTGGTTCAAAAGCAATCTGATGGCACGTATAAGGTATTGAATCCTGAAACGGTGTTCTACCAGCCGTTCGATCCAGACATCGATTCGCCTTTTGGAAGGTCTCCAATGCTACCGATCCTGCAAATCGTATTCTTTCAAGTCCAGGTTTTAAAGGATCTCCAGCGTGTAGTTCATCACCAGGGCCATCCTAGATTCGATATTTCAATCGTTGAGGAAGCAATCATTGAAAATATGCCGGATCATATTAAAAATCAGGGGCCGGATGCAGTAAGGGAATTTGTACAGAGCTATATTAGCGATGTAGAAGAGCAAATGAACAACCTAGAGCCTGACAGTGATTTCTTCCACACCGATTCTATCAAGGTTGATTTAGCTGGCGGAGCTACAGCTGGCCAAATGGTAAACGTTGAGAGACTAATAGCGGTCATTAATCAGCAAATGGTAACTTCATTGAAACAATTACCTATATTGCTAGGACGCAATGAAACGTCCACAGAGACGCATGGCTCCATACAATGGCAAATATACGTCAAAGGTATTGAAAGTATTCAGAGGGGCGTACAACGGCTCTTAGAACGTGCGTATGGTGTCGTTCTGCAAGTTAATGGACTACAGGGCAGTGCTCATCTTACTTTTGATGAATTAGAAACGAGCGACCGTAAAACAGATGCGGAAGCCGAGTCTATTGAAACAGCAACTAAAATTATGCAGGTCAACCAGGGATGGATTGACAATGATGAAGCGGCAAATGAAATGGTCGGGCATCCGGCTGTTAATGAGCCAGTGCCTATAAACCCTGTAGCAACAAGCGTTCAGCCGGAAGAGGAAGATCCAAATGGAGATCCAAACGATCAACAAGAGGAACGTACCCTTCGAGTGGTTGGAGGCTTAAAAAAAAACAAAATTTTAGCCGATCAGAGTCATTAGATGAATATATAAACGGCATAGATGAAGAATGGTCGTCCGAACTTGCTGATATTGCACAAAAAGCAAGACGGGCATATTCGCGTTTCTTGAAAAAACAAAGGGACGTTTATATAGATCGCTTGAAGAAATCACCGGAGCCGCCAACTAGGATTCTAGTGGATATCCGGTCTTTAAAAAGCACAAAACGAGAGGTTATTCCTGACCCCACCGATGCATTTCGATATTGGGTGTTTACAAATATCCTCCCGGATTCATTTGAACAAATTACTTCCTGGAACAATGTAATATCCGGGTTTATGCAAGAGGCAATGACATTAACCGGAGCTTATACATTAGCTTCCCTGCCTGTAGATATTACATTTAATCCTAGAGATTCAGTGATGCTACGTTGGCTGCAAGAAAGAAGCTACAGGGAGGCTCAACTTATTCAAGGGGCAACGGATGAATTCGTGATTAACTCCCTTTGGAATGCAATGTATGAAGAGTATAGTATTCCATCAGCAGTTGAGCAGTTAAAAACCGACTTTGGTTTTAGTGAAGGCCGGGCCGAAAGGATAGCGCGAACAGAAGTTATTAGCGCAGGGCGATCGGGCCAATATCATGGCGACAAACAATCAGGAATTGTGATCGGTAAGCAATGGAAAGCGGCGCACCAGGATAGAACGCGTGCAGGTCATCGTGAAGCCGATGGAGATGTGGTTGCCTTTGAAAATCCTTTTTATGTAGCCAATGCAGACGGTCAATTGGAGCCGTTGCTTTTTCCTGGAGATACCAGCTATGGTGCTACAGCAAGCAACATTATCAATTGCCGTTGTTGGTATAAGCGGATATTGGAAGGAGAGCCATTTGAAGAGACGTGATGCTGTATTAAATGCCTGGGTTTACTTGCTAATATTGCTGTTTATTTTGGCATTTATAAAGGAGTTTGTATGGAAATGAAACGGCTTATGGTTACTTATGAGTTAAGAAATGAATTGATGAGGGCAATGTTAAACCTTCCAAGCGAAGATGCTGTAAAACCACTATTAATGCAATACCACATGGAGAATGATATAGCGGCCATTCGTATTAAAAACATACGCGAATATCCTATCGATCAGAAAGTGCTGCATGTTTGGTATTGCAAATAAAAGGGAGGCAGTAGCATGTATATAGCTTATATATTAATTCTATTTCTTATTCTTTGGATGGTTTTAGAAAGCTTTTTTTAACTTGAAGGGAGGTGAAATGATTGAGCGCATTAGTTCAAATGCCTGTAAGGGTAACGGCTGACCCAGTCCGAGAGGATGATTGGGAGCGAATACTAGAAATGATTAACCGCCATACACTTGAGCCAGTCGAGGAAGCATCACAAATTTTTACGTTTTCCGGGATTTGTAGCAATGACCGGATGGATGCTTACATGACGCGAATGGACCCTGTTACCACGCTTCGGAATTACGTTGAGGATTTGAAAAGTGGAGTTAGCTTACAAGCTGGCCATGATATTAGTAAAAATCCTTATGGGCGCTCATACGATGCTCAATTCTTATCATCCGAGGATGAAAATTCAGTCCGCGGCTTTTGGTATATCCTGCGCGACTTGAATATCAATGGCGAAAATACAAACGATACAATCCGAGCAATCAAAGGTGGAATTATGCGCGACTTAAGCGTTGGCTTTGGTGGGGATGAAATGTATTATCGCTGTTCTTCTTGCGGCAAAGATTTATTCGACTGGGAATGTACTCACTTTCCAGGGCTTGAGGATGAAAGTGGCCGTATGGTTTACGCCTGGATCGTCCAGGGACGCTTGAGAGAGGTTTCCAGCGTGTACAAAGGAGCATGTCCTGGCGCATTTATCGATAAAGCAAGAAGCTTTGCACAGCAAAAAGAGTTAGATAATAAACAAATATTACGACTAGAGAACGCTTATTCAATCCGGCTGGATGATGGTAAGGGTTCTTTTTATATGCCTTCTAAAAAGGCTGAAAACGAAATTATAGTGCCAAATAAAAGGCAGGAGGAGGACAACGAAATGGGTGAAGAAAACAAGTATTTTTCACGAAACAACTTAATCGCTGATATCCGTCATGCGGTTCGCGAAAACAAAATCGAAAAGGCCGTTATTTATGACGTATTAGCGGAGGAAGGCGATGCTTTTAGACAGCCGGAGGATATTGCTATCCGAAACGAATTAGGAAAAGACCTATGCAAGCCGGATGCAATTCGTCAATTAAAGAAAGAGGCTGAACAAGGACGCCGTTACTTAGCGGACACAATCGATGAGGCTGTGGCGGCTCGTGTTCGCGCATTTGGAGATACATTCAATGCAGATTCTTACCGTTCTATGCTTGCTCGCAGTGGTGAAATTGACCACATCAAAGAAGAGATTAATGCTTATGAGCGTTTAGCAAAAGAACGTTTTAAGCCAGGTCGTCAAACGGAGCCTAAACCACTTCCAGCAGACGATGAAGGCGATGAATCAAATAATCGTTTTGATGATGTAGACGATGAAAATCTATTTGATGGAGGCGATGAATAATGCCACGAGTAGGAGGCCACTTACCAGATGATTACGGGTTATCCCTTACAGTTTTAGTTCCAACAGCAAGTGAGGCAAACCCAGTTGATACAGGCGATACATTAGTTTTTACAACAACAGGCGCTTACCATGCAGGGCCAGCGGCCGCAGGAGATGCAGTTCAATTGATTGCAAAACATCCTGTTAGCGACCCATTTACGCCATTAGGTGTTCATGCATTTGGTTTTTCTCGTGTAAGTAAAGTTAAATTTACAGGTACTGCGCCAGCGATCGGTGCTTCAGTAGAGGCAGATGGAACAGGCGCGGTTCGTGCGGCGACTGCTGGAAACGGCACTCGCGTTCTTTATGTAGATGCGGCTGGCGGCTTCTGTGAAGTTGCATTCCCATAAACAAATAATAAAAGGAGGTAGGAACATGGGAGCTTTAAAAGTTAAAAATCGTAGCGGCAAAATCATTCAATTACCACAAGGGACGGACTTGCAACGCGCTCTTTCTGAAAAGTATGGAACAGAGCCAGCAAAGCACGCTTCTTCTTATCATTATCGTCACTATTTAAAAGAGCAAGGCGTATCTCGTAAGGATGTTATTTCGGCACTTGGCATTGAGAACATCAATAAAATTCAGGTGCGCGAGCTATTAAACAACGATGGAACTAAGCCATTGTTTAATAGTGTAGTAGAGGATGGATTACGTATGGGTTGGGAACGCGAATCTAACTGGCAGCAGTTAGTAGCGGAAACGATCGAAACGGATCAATTCAGCTATTTATGGTATTTCCTAGACACTGGTGCTACACCGGAAGAGAAAGAAGAGATGTTTGGCCTTCGTGACGTTGGTCAAGGTGCTCCAATTCCGGTTGGTAGTATTAAAGTAGGAGAAAATAGTATAAAAATGGCAAAACGAGGTAGAGGAATCGAATGGACGGATGAATCTAAGCGCGCTCCTATCAGTCTCGTTCAACTTTGGTTGAGAGAGCTTGGTAGACAACTAGGTCGTCAGTACGAGTCCGTTGCTGTTAATCGCCTTCTTAATGGTTATTTTGCAGATGGTACCGATGCGGCTCCTTCAGTCGGTGTGGCAACTGCCAGCGATTGGGGATTGGCTGATATTTTCTATGCGGCGGCATACCAGGAAGAAACATTCGGCCAACGTCCGAACTTGGCAATTATGAACCTTGAAACAGCTTACCGCATTACAACAATGCGCGATGGCGATGCTTACTTATATCGCAATGAGCTACAAAACAACCAATTTGCGGATGTGTTAAATAACAAGCCGTTTATCTCTGAATTAGTGCCGGATAATCGTATTATTCTAGTAAATACAAATGCCGCATTAGTTCGCTATCAAGGTAAGCCATTTGCGGTTGAGTCTGATCGCAACGTTAAGACTCAAGTTGAGGGAAGCTACGGTACTGAAATCAGTGAATTTGTACCTTTCATTCCAGAGGCGAGAATCATCTTAACATTAGACCAAGCACGATAATAAAAGGAGGGTTTTTAATGGCTACTAAAGATACTAAAAAGGCAGAAACGCAAAAGGTGGAAGCTAAAGATGTTGAGAAAAACGTTGAGCTTTCTGATACTGAAAAAGCCGCATTAGAAGTGACTGAAAAGGCGGCTCAGAACGAAGGATCATCAGGAAAGAAGTATAAGTTAGCTGACCCTAAAAAGACGTATCAAGAAGACGGTTTTACCCTTGCTGGTGACCAGGAAAAAGAACTGCCGGAATATCCATCCGATCAGTTAGTTGCTCGTATCCGTTCAGGCTTCATTGTAGAGGCATAAGCCTATGTTTCTCTCCATTGAAGATGCAAAGACCCTGACTACATTTGAAGAAATAGCAGGGCTTTCTGATGCGGAGGTACAACGATATATTGACCGAGCAGATGCCTGGATACGCCGTACAACAGGTCGTTATGACTTAGTGGATACGGATGATGAAAATGTACAAGAGGATTTAAGGCTCGCCACCATCATGCTAGTGGAATATATATGGTATTGGGATCAGGATGAACCGAAAGAACAAGCCATTTCCAGAGATGATACGGTGAAGATCGGCTCTTATACTTACGATAAGATGAGGGCCGACTCGCGAGGTAAAACAGGGAATTTAGAATTGGATATGATTTTAGATTCCTTAAAATATAACCCTGCCGCATTCCTTTTTCGTACTACGAGGAGGAATGGGATATGAGGTTTAAAACCCTATTAGTTCATCGTTGTAGCTTGTTAACTGCAGGCGAAGCCACCGGCGAGGACGACTATGGACGGCCAATCCAAACCACGATCGAAACGATCAACGTCCCCTGCCGGGTTGACCAAGTCCGGGAACGTGTAGTTTCCGGCGCTACTGGCGATGACTTCATTTTAAATAATACATTAATTCTTAGCGCAAAGATTCCCATTTTTTTAGATACAAAAATTTTAGAAATAAGAGATTTAGAGGGAGCCGCCGTATTGGAAGGCTCCTTTTCTATCGAAAATATAAATCCTTTCTACAAAGGGCCAAAACTGCATCATTACGAAATTGCTTTGCAAAGGGAGTGATCATATGGCCAAGAAGGATAATTTAAAGTTTGACATCAATATTAGCCAGGATTTATATGAATGGGCCGACCCAAGGAAACTTCGTGAAGCGCGTAAGAACGCTGTGACAGCGGCCGGAATTGTATGGGCAGATGAAACAAAGGAATTAACGCGTGAAGAAGATCATATTGATACGTCCCTTTATATAAACAGCATTGGTTATGTAACTAATTTTCCTGATACAAATAAAAGCGGCCAAGGCAGTCGCCAAGCAACCGAATCAGATGTCATAAACGAGCTAGAGGAGAACCCAGACTCTACAGTTCTTAGTATTGGCTCGGCCGTTGAATATGCTGATGACTTGGAGAAAAGATTTGCTTTGATGGCTCGTGGTCTTGATCGCGCCGAGCAAAGAATGAACCAAGTTTCGGACTATCAGATCAAGAAAACATTAGGAATTTTATAGGTGAACTAAAGTTGAACTTAGGTTGTAACAATGATAAATAAGTTCAACTTGAAATAAAGATGTTAAGCGAAAATGTTAAAATAATACACATTTTTGTGCCAATTTATTTATTGGAGAAACCGATAATAATAAGGGTAACAACCGGTAAGTTTATCTTGAGTTCAACTAATAGTTTAATTTGTTCTTAAGTTGAACTTGTAGGAGGTAAAGATGAAGCGGCCAAACCTTACAAGTAGACCAGCACCACCGCCTCCTCAAGCGGCCGGGCCGTACTATAAAGCGCCTTGTATGCATCGATTTAAACATATTGATACATGCAAGTTTCGAATTACAGAAGGCATGGCCTACAAGTGGAAAGTGGTGGACCGTTTCTTTTGCGAGAAGTGCCTGACCACCAAAACAAAAGAAAGTTATTTTGAAGTAGGTGAGTACAGATAAAATGATTGAGTACGTTGATGTCATACCACCTGTTAGAAAATTATTAAGTTCAATGCTTGATGTTAAGGTCTTTGGCAACACATGGCCAACAAATATAAATAACATTCTTCCAGGCGTCTTAGTACGCACTACTGGGGGCAATGATTATACACGAATCCAGTTAGTTGCAAGGGCTAATGATGATATAACGGCCATGCAAACCGTTATACAAGCTATGAATCTATTGGAGCGTAATGCTGCCAATATACAAGGTTTAAGAATCGTTTGGTTAGAAAGGGAAGCAAACCCTGTTTCTACACCGGACGTTGATACCGGGAAGCCGGAAGCCTGGTGCTTTATGCGTATGGAGCACCTCGAAGCATAAACTAGGAGGTTATTAAAATGGCAGAAGAAAAAAATGAAACTAAAAAAGCTTCAACTAGTTCAACTTCCTCGGCTCCATCAAAGATTGAGGTTGTTGGGCCAGTTGATAATAATAGTGGGTCTAGTGTTTTACGTTTTGTACGCGATGCTGAAAGCAAACCACCAATCGATATTGTCCCAGGGCAAGTTTTAACTGTTGGCGGCAATGGTGGCGATGTAACAAAGGCAGAGGCAGAGCGCTTATTAGCATATACAAGATGGGAATTTAAGGAGGTAAATGAATAATGGCTGATATCTATAAAGTTAATAGTACAAATATTGTCGGTGGGGCAGGCCGTTTGGTTTGCAAACCTTATGATGGTACATTCCCTGCAAGTATTGATGAAGTAATGGATTTAGCGGCTCCATATAACCTAAAGGCAGGATGGCGTGATCTTGGCGCTACAGTTGACGGTATTTCTACATCTCGTGGCTTTGATTCTGATGACTTCGAAGTCGATCAATATGTCGGCGCGATAGATCAAGATATTACTGGATGGAATCATTCACTAGAAACACAATTAGCTGAAAATACAGTGGAAAACCGCCAGCTTTCATTGATCGGTGGAACGATCGTTGAAACACCTCCGACTTTAGGAACGGCGACAACATTAACGGCGGCATCTGCTGTAAATGCATCTATCCTTTCTGTTACTTCAGCATCGGGAATCACAGCCGGAAACTTCATCCAGGTATCTGAAGGAGCAAACGTGGAAATGCGCCAGGTAAATCGTGTAACGGGCAATACGGTTTATTTAGAGAAGGCTTTATCAAAGGCTTATACGACTGCTGCAAGTGTACGACCTGTTACTAAATTAGGAAGTCGCCGCATCGGATTCGGTACGGTTCAGAATATTCCTGAGTACACTTATGCTCTAATTAGCCAAAAGAAAGATGGCTCTTTATACATGGCCGTATTCCGCAAATGCAAGGTCACTGGGGATGACAAAGAGCAAACGTATGAAAAGGGGAAAAGAACGATCCCGTTGTCGCTTAATGCCTATCCTGTAGATGGTGTCCCAACTGAAGAGAACGTATATTTTGAGCTAGAGCAGCTGACTGCGACTCCCTAAGAGGGCGGGAGAATACTTTGATGTGGCGTTAGTATTTGATACTAACGCTTTTTATTCTCCTGCTGTTGATGGGAAAGGCTTTAATGAAGCCAGTATATATATAAATTCATCAGCCAGCGGAACGCTTGACGTAGATGTTTCAACAGACGGTCAAACCTTTACCGATCATGGAACAATGGCTGTTACGGCTGGTATTACGGCAGTCTATAATTTGCCGTTAGATGCTACAAACAAATTTCTCCGATATAGCGTAACCGGCGCGGCAACAGATACTGTTACCTCATCGGTCGCTTTGAATTAGGAGGGATATAAATGGCAGATACTTATCCAAACTTTGCGGCTTTAGCGGCGGCAAGGCGTTATAGAACGGATTACTCCTTATCTATGAAACAAGGAAAATCCGGTATTGTTTACTTTACACCGCATGGCGGCGGCATCGAGACCGGCTGTAGTGAACTGGCGGAGCTTTCGGCAGGAATAGATGATTCGTATTATCTATTTGAAGCCAAACTATCCTCCGGGAATGGCGTGCTTCACATTACTTCTACGAATTTCGATGAGCCAAATGCAAGAAGGTTTATTCCTAAGCATGACATTGCGGTTTCTTATCATGGTTACGGCGATTCGGCGGTTAAAAACACCAAAATCGGCGGCCTGGATGCTCAATTACGCCAGTTTATTGGTGAAGAGTTTAATAAGGCCGGAATTCCCTGGGAGCAGGAACCCGAAGGCAGTAACATCGCCGGAGCGGAACCGGATAACATTGTAAATGTAACTAGACGCGGAAAAGGCGTTCAATTAGAGATTTCTACCCTGCAAAGAAATAGCTTCTTTGGCACGAATACAGGATCAGGGCGCAGAACTTCTACAAACCAGGAGTTTTGGAATTATGTAAATGCAGTGAAGACCGCCGTTGCGCGGCACAAATCTACTTTTTATTAAAAATTGGGGGATAAATACACATGGAAGAAATTTTAAATCGACTAGACGATAAAAAAATCATTGGAAAGGTAACTCTAACGGACGGATCTAAGTTATCCGTACCCAAGTTATCTCTTTCAAAAATTATTTCTATAGTTAAATTTATCGGTACGGATGGTGCTCGTCTTTATGCAGATATTCGTGAATTATTGCTGGATGAAAGTGTGCAAGGCATAGAAAAGCTAACGCTTGTTATGGCCGAGCTAAAAGAAAACCAGCTTATTCACATCTTCTCTATTCTACTTGACCTTGACGATGATGAAGCTCTTTCCCTAGATATTAACGAAATGCTAGATGTTTTATTAGTGTACGTTGAGAAAACAAACATTAAAAAAACTTTTTTGCAAGTTCGGACTCTGTACAAGGCTCTTTACAACAAGGAGATGCCAACGTTCAAGGAGATCCTCAACGATCTATTTCCTCCGGAGGAATTAGAGAAGGCCAAAGCGGAAGCGGCGCAGGCACAGGCGGCGATGCCAGCAACAGCGCAGGCAACGGACTCACCTGGCGAGAAGTAATTGAAATAATGGTTTCACAAATCGAGTTTGTTTCGGCTCAATTCGGCTATACGGAAGAATACGTTATGGAGCATACATTGGAATGGCTGAATGCTAAGTTCAAGCATGCTCAACGTATGAAGTGGGAACAATCTCAGGAAAGAGTATGGGAAGGTGTGAAAAGCCTTTTAGTTACCCTCGATATTTCCTTTAATAAAGGGAAATCAGTGGATAAAATCATGCCTTCCTCATACGATGAAGCCATCTCGCAACAGCAAGAACAAAAAGAACGAGAAAGCACCTTCGTTCAAGGACAATGGTGGGTTAAAGAATAAGAATCTTCTCCTGGTTAACAGGGGGAGATTTTTTTATTTGTCTAAAAAGAAGGAGGTGGAAGTGTGGCATCTGAAACTGGAGGCAGTAACATCAGAATTACTGCATCGGATAGGCAAGCGCGGAGAACAATTGCATCCTTTTTTCGTTCTGTAGAAGCCCAGGCAAGACGGTTTTCTAGGACGATGGATAACACAAACCCAGTTGGTGGAATATCTGATTCTTTTGACGGTCTTGGCGATCATGTCGATGATGTATTCGATGAAATGGAAGGCCGTACTAGGGGTTATTATGACCGGTGGGGTCGTTATCATAGACGGACAACGGATACGATTGGAAAAGAAATCCGCAACCTTCCTGAGCATTTAAAACCCTTTCACCAAGCCTTAGATGATACACGTAAACATTTACGAAATGTGGACCGGGCGACTGTTTCCTTTGAGGAAATGAGCGCGGCAGCAGTTAAATCTGCAACGTCAATTCAAAAGGCGACAAGTGTATCCAGTAGTGGTAAAAGTGCGATTAAAGTAATTAATCAATTAAATCAATCGGTCAAAGAAACGCAAATGGCCGTATTGGGCTTAAATAAAGATGGAACTGTTCAATTATCAACCGAACAAACCCAGGAGCGTCTGAAATCTTTCCGGCGAGACATCGAAAAAACAAAAGAAGATTTAGAAAGATTACGTGATGCCGGGGACTTTGCTTCCTATGAAGCCGGAATGGATGTTGTACAACGTAAATTGGATGATGTAGATAGAGCCATGAGAGCGGCTGCCCGTGGCGGTCAAGCCTATACTCAAATGCTTGATGAGTTAGGGGTAAACACATCCGATGCCATGAACCGTGCAGCCATCGAAATGGAAGCATATAAAGACACCTGGATTCGAAACATTCAACTCATGGAAGCCCGAAAAGGTCAAGCTCAGAGAATGCTAGATATTCTCCCGGAAACTTCTTCTATTCAGCGAATTGACGCGTTCTTTTTGGGGATTGGGAACAATCTTGAAAAGATGGCCAAACGAAGCACTGCTGCAAGCATAGCTCTTCGCCAATTAGGGCCAAACGCAAGTATGAAAGATTTAATGGACAGGGTAAATGTAATAAATATGGGCCTTATGCGAATGCAAATGGTAGCAATTGCGGCCGGTATAGCTTTGGCTGGTATGACAGCGGCTCTTTTCAATGCTGCAAAGGGTGCAGATCCGGCCGATGTATTAGCGGACCAACAGAAAGCCCTGGCCGAATATCAAACGGCTGTACAAGAACGAACAACCGAGATTCTAAGAACCTGGGCCTATTTTGGTAAGGCTGAAGTAGAAGCAACTAAACCAAAAGATATTATTAAGAATTTCCAGAGTCAAGTGAACACTCTGAGAAAATACAATGATGATATGGCCGTCCTAGCCAAAAAATTACCGGCGACAATGATTGATGAATTAAGAAAGATGGGTCCAGAAGTTGCTGGAACTATTCATAATATGCGCGGTATGAGTGACACCGAACTTCAAAAAGTCGTTAGCTTATGGCGGCAAAGACATGCTGAAGCAAAGCAAGCGGCTGTTACTGAATTAGAGGGATTAAAACAGGCGACAGATCAAAAGATCAAAGAATTGCAGAACAGCTTAACCCCATTAGGAATTTCATTAGCAAAGGCGCAAGGAGCCTGGGTGCAGGCAATGGGTCCTTTTGTTGATATATGGGGACGAATAGCGGCGAAGGTTCTCGATGCCAGCACAGCCGTTGCGACCTTTATTAGTACGATAAATAAGGCAAATGATGACCTCACACAAATGGGAGGCATGTTTGCTTATCTTGCCACAGCCATTTCTTTGATTCTTTCTCCGATGGCTATTGGAATAGGAAGGGCTGCAGGCTTTGCGGCGGCCTTTGGGTCCATATGGATGATGGCTGGCCCATTAATTTTAGGCTTGACCAGGATTGCAGGAATAGCCAGTGTGCTTTCGGCGGCCATTGTGGTTGTATCTGGCACACTGATGAAAATGTGGGGTGCTAGTGAAAACCTCAGAAATTCGGTTGCATCACTGGGAACCGTCTTACAAGTAGGCTTCCAGCAAAACATAGCACGAATACAGCCGGCTATTAATCAATTAAAAGCGGCCATTGATAGGTTACTCGTCAGTATATTTGGAAGCAGCAAAGCCGGGGATATATTCAAGCGCATGGGTGATGTCATAGGAAATGTGATAACGTGGCTCACTAGAAATGTGCTACCTATCTTTATGACAGTCATGAGAAATGTGTTCACGGTGGCCGGCCAAGCTATTCAAGGTCTAGCCTCATTTATTGTGAAAATAGCTCCACAAGTCGGCCAAATGGTCCAATCCATTGTAGGATTTATCAAAACCTTAGTTGCTACAGTCACCAATGGAAACACCGTAATAGGTAAGATATTTCAAGTAACCTGGACTGTTATTGCTTTTATCCTGAAAGGAGCCTGGCAAAATATAAAGGCCATTATCACTTCAGGAATCGCAATTATAACTAATATATTCCAGCTTTTCACTAACTTGCTTCAAGGAAATTGGAAAGCCGCGTTTGGTAATTTATGGGCCATTGTAAAAAACATTTTTATATTAATTTATAATTATATAAGCCTCATGGCAGTAGGGCGCATTTTTGGATTGTTTAAATCCTTCTTTGTTGGAGCAATAGCGCTGTTTAAATCCGGGTGGAGCAAAATCCATTTCAATGTGTCATATTTCCTTCTAAGAATTTGGGAAATAATCTCGAATACTTATAAGCGAATGACTACAGCGACAGGAAATGCCTTTAAATCAATGCTCAACTGGGCGCGATCAATCCTTGGCTCGATGTGGTCATTCATTAAATCAATTTTTGGCACAATCTATAATTTCTATGTCAATATCATGCGCCGAATTTATGTGGCCTTTATGAATGGCTGGAATGGTGTGAAATCTCTTACACTCACTTTCCTGAAAAATGTGTATGGTTTTATCCAGTCTTACTTTAAATTTATCTATAATTTTTATTGGAATATCCTTCGCCGTATCTATCAGATTTTTAATGCAAACTGGCGGTCTATCTATAACTTTACGGTGAATATATTCAAATCGGTTTATAAGTTCCTGGCCAATATATTCAGCAGTATTTATCGCTCTATTTCTTCAGCCGTAACGAAAACGCGTCAATGGGTGTCGAATGGGTGGAATTCCTTATGGAGTCAAACGAAGTCAATATTTGGAAATATTAAAAAGTGGGTGTCAAATTCTTTTGATGACATAGTTTCTGGAGCCAAAAAATTGCCAGGTCGAATTGGACAAGGAATCAAAAGTATGGGAGGCCACGCAAAATCGGGTGTTCTTGCTTTTGCAAATACTTTAATGTCGACACTAGGCAAGGGAATTAACGGTTCTATAGATGGAATAAATTGGGTTTTAGATAAAATTGGTGTCAATGAGAAAAATCATCTTAAAAAATGGCCGATTCCCCAGTACAGACAAGGAACTTCATCACATCCCGGAGGGTGGTTTATTGCGGGAGATGGAGGTCAAGAAGAGCTTATTCGCTTTCCAGATGGCCGTATGACGTTAAGCCCTGCCACAGATACCTTATATCATGGTGATAAAGGAACCGAAGTATTAGATGGTAAGAATACTAAGCGTTTAAAGGATTCGGGATTATTACCTTTCTATGATAGCGGTGTAGGAAAGGCCCTTAAAAAGAAGGCAGCCGAACTTTTAGAAGATGCCAAAGGTGCGGCTAGTCAAGTGAAAAATAAAGTCGTTGATACAGGTAAAAAAGTCGGTAGCAAAGCAAAAGACTTAGCATTAGATGTATGGAGCTATTTAGAAAAACCGGGCGATTTAATGAAGAAGGTATTCGCAAATTATATTCCTTCATTGCCGAAACTCAACGGAGCTTTTGGAACTATTTTAAGTGGCTCAATGAAGAAAGTAAAATCTAATGCGGTTGATTTTGTAAAAAGTAAAATGGCTGAATTTATGCCTTCCTTCGACGATGACGGTGATTCTACTAAAGTGGGGCCTGGTAGCGGTAAAGGCGGCATGCACAAATACGTTGAATATTGGTACAACCAAGTCAAAGATCGTTTCGGAAAAACGCATTTTATGGGTGCGTACAATAACAGAAACGTCAGGGGCGGCAGTTCAAAAAGTATGCATGCTTATGGCCGAGCCTTTGATATAGGCTCAAACGCTAAAACTATGAGTCAAATTGCTGAGTGGTTAAGAACCCACGCTAACAATCTACAATACGTTATTTATAATCGTAGAATAGCAGGGCCAGGAATGGGCAAACCTTGGCGTCATTACTCAGGCCAGAATCCGCATTATGATCATGTTCACGCGGACTTCAAGGCACAATCAGGGGGTGCTGGTGGCCCAATTGGTAAGGCCGGAGCTGGTGTCCAACGTTGGGCAGGCGTTGCGGCCCAGGCGCTAAGAATGACAGGACAATATACTAAATCTAATCTAGATAGATTACTATATCAGATGAAAACAGAGTCAACTGGCAATCCTAGAGCTATTAATCTGTGGGACTCGAACGCAAAACGTGGAACGCCAAGTAAGGGATTGCTCCAGGTGATTTCGCCAACATTCCGAAAATTCGCCATGCCTGGATATAACAAAGATATTTATGATCCATTGTCTAATATCCTTGCTTCTATTCGTTATTCAATGAGTAGATATGGAAGCCTAGCAAACGCATATAAAGGTCATGGATATAAGTATGGTGGAATTATAAATAGTCCTGAGATAGCTGCCTTGGCCGAAAACGGAAAGCCCGAGGCGGTAGTACCGTTGGTAGGCAGGGCGATGGACCCGTTTGCTATTGGTGTAGCTGAAAAATTAGGAGAAATCTTTAATTTAAACGTTACCGATCGCGGCAATGACAGTCCTTATATATTCCAGGTCAACCTGAATGGCCGCCAAGTGGCCGAGGAAGTATTTAGAGACATTAATGAATTGCAACAAAGAAGTGAAACGCGCACGAAACGTTCACGAGGGGAGGTAGGATTGTAATGTCCTTTATGTTCAAAGGTATTTCTTCGGAGAACTATTTTGAAGTGGGGAAAATACAAAGAAGTTTATTACCTCCAATTACGAGAAATACGGTACAAATCCCTGGGCGGCCAGGGGAAGTTCCTCAAAACTCTAATTTAGGAATGGCGAAGTTTGTTGTTCCTATTCGTATAAAAGAAGAAAATGTATTTAGTTTTAACGAAGCCAAACGGGTAATTGCCCGTTGGCTTTTTTCTGATAAACCGGAGGAATTTATTCTCACAAAAGACCCAAACATTTATTATAATGCCTATTTGGAAGGCGAGACGGATCTAGACGAGATACTTAAAGTCGGAAAGGGTACGCTTAACTTTATTGCTCCTGACCCGATCGGCTTCGATCGCATAGAAACAACCGGTACATTGGTTAGTGAATCAAGCCAGGTAAAGGTTGGAGGCACTTATAAAACGTTCCCTTATCTTAAATTTACGGTTAAAAGAGATATCACCTTTTTAGCGTATATGGGGCCGAATGAAAAAGATGCCGTTGTCTTAGGGCAAGAGGTTGATATAGATACGCAAACGGCAAAGCCAAAAGAAGAATTAGTCTTTGATGACGATATGCAATCATTAACAGGATTTGGGTGGTCTGCCGGTTCCACTATCATTGATGGGGGCCAGGTCGCCGGAGAGATGATAGCAACCAATCAAACTTTCACCTATAACGACATCGGTACTGGAACCAAGTGGCATGGCCCTGCAATTAAAAAGGGATTAGATACGCTATTAGATGACTGGAAAGTTGAGTGCTGGCTTAAGTTTGATACTACAAAAGATATTAAGATGATCGCCAGGGCGGAGATTTATCTCCTTGATGCGAACGGAGCCTGTATCGCAAAATTCGCCTTAAAAGATATTTATAGAGATATTGCAAATACCGTTACAGAATTCCGCGCTGGAGATATATCTACTGGCCAATACATCATTAAATCATGGGGAGCCAAACGTGGTGTTTACAACGACTTTTGGGGCTTATTGTCCTTAAAAAAAGTAGGAAAAACTTATGAATGCTACATTACTAAAATCGTTAACGGCAAGCATACAACACGTATGTTTAAGCGATATACCGATGTTAAAAGCAAGTATAGCACTCCAAAATTGGCACAAATAGAGCTTCATATAGCCGGTACTGGCACAAGCCCTATTCCGACAAATGACCGGATCAACTTCGATCGTCTGAAAGTCTGGAAAGTCAACACACTTACCGAACCAGCAGAGGTTCCTATTATAGCAAGGGCCGGTGATGTAATTGAGCTTGACCATTACACAAAAGAAGTCCTAATAAATGGCGAGCCACGAAAAGACTTGCTTGACCCTATATCTAAGCTCTTCCCAATGGAGGGAACAAGCGCGATTACTATTTATCCATTTGATGCTGTTACAGCTGAGATTTCCTATAGAAGCAGGTGGCTTTGATGTATATTTTAGAACGCGACACAATTATCGGAGAGTTAGAAAACGATGGGAGTGCTGCGGCTTCATATTGGGACGATTCAATAGAAGAGAAGCTCAATGATGCGTACCTTACTTTAAATTTTAAGATGGATGCTAACCATGAGAGTGCATCCCTGGTGGTAGGCGATAGACGCATTGTTGTCCCCGATGAAGATGGCCGCCTTTTGATGTTTCGAGTCGAAGAGGTTCAGGATAAAACGGAACAAGACGGCACTCATTATAAAGAAGTTTATGCCGAGCATATTGCCCTGGAGCTTTTAGGGAAAATCATTCGACCGACTACGTATAGTGGCTATACGGCTGAGCAATTCTTTAGTTCTATTCTTGAAAATACAGCCTGGAAACTAGGTGAAATTGAATGGTCTGGAACCGGGGATGTCATTTTCGATGAGTATGTAAATGCCATAGAAGCGATTATACAAGGGCGAGAAGTTTTCGGTGGAGATTTACGTTATCGGGTGGAATTTACCGGCCCAACAATATCTGGCCGTTATATTGATTTACTTGAAAGGCGCGGTGAAAATCGCGGCGATCGCATTGAATACGAGTACAATATGACCGGGTTAACCAGGATAGAAGATACTAAGGAGCTATATACGGCCCTCATTGGTATTACTCAAAGTAACGATGAAAACGGCGGCTATATGACGTTTGCTGATGTAGAAGCCGATGATAAACCTCTCAACCAGGATTGGATTGGCGATGAAGATGCCTTGCAGCGTTATGGGTTAGAAATAGACGGAACTTTGGTGCATTATTTTGGACTGTATACGTATGATGGCCCGGAAGAGTTAACGCCTGAGCTGTTGCTCGATAAAACTAGGGATGTTTTGAAAACGAAATGCACTCCTAATTACACATATGAAGTTACTGCTAAAAAATTAGGTGAAATGACTGGCCTTAATCCGAATGAATTCCGTCTAGGTGATACGATTACCGTTCAAAACCTAGATTTAGAGCCTCCTTTGCTTTTGGAAGCGAGAATCATTGAAGCCAGTACGCCTATTGATAATTCAGAGGATGCGGAATACGTAATCGGAGAATATCGAGATATTTATAGTGACCATCAATATTCTATTTTAAAAAGGTTGCGAAATACGTATCTGCGCGAATCGGCAAAGTGGGCCGAAACCGGTGCAAAGGTTATCCGAAGCAATAATCCTCCGGACGATCCAACATCTATTTGGATTGATACCTCCGGTTCGATCGATGTTGTTAAAACGCTAAATCCTGAGAATGGCATGTGGGAAAAGGCAAGCGCCACTCTTGCTAATGAGATTCTATATACTAATGGGTTTACCCTGGAGGATTTACGCCCTGCTTCCAAAGGAGCTGACGTGACCGCGCTTAACACAGCGGCCGATGCTTATAAAGTGGCAGGAACTACTGCTAGTGTTGTAAGGGACAATGCTTCAAATGGTGCTCAAGCAAATACCAAGATTCAGACCGATGTAGGTTCTGGAACGCTTGAGAGTACTACCGGTTCCCAAACGAAAGCCAATGCAGCACAGAGCAAGGCTGAATGGTATACAACTGTTAGAACTGGCGTGAATCTAATCACTAATGTATTGGATTTATCATTGCCTTCTCCATATGTATGGGAGGTTGGCGATACGCCAGATGGAGTGCCTGGACCACTTATAAAAAAGGAGCATATTGCTGGTGGAACAGTAAGTAATGCTAATCTTTTGTTTCCTTCTATAAAGATAGATCCTAATAAATCGTATCTGTATGAAGTGTGGGTGAAACCGATGGATACAAACTCGTCCTATTGGATAGGTCGTAGAGAATATCTATCGGATAAAGTTACAGAAAACCAAAGTGGAAACGGACCAAATATGGTTAATAACCGTACTCCTACAGCATCGGATGTCGGGGTGTGGAAAAAGCATTATGCGGTTATTGCGCCTCATAATTCGGGTGTTGCTGATAGCCACGTAGTAACGAATTCAGAATTAACACCGGATACTGACTCTAAATTTTTCAATGGTAATACGGCTTATATTCGTCCCAAAGTGATTATTACGTATTCACCAAAGGATGTAAGTAAAGGTTCCATTATGTATGCAACTAAGTTCTCGGTTACAGAGATTTCTAGTGACGATGCTATCTATGAGGCTATTGAATCAAGCTCTAACACGGCCGAGGAAAATGCGAAAAACCATGCAGAGTCAGTGGCGGCCACGGTTGAACAAAACGCAAAAGATTATGCTTCTGACGCGAGTAATATAAGCCTGGGAACTCTTTCAGCAGAGCGACTTTATGGTGAAACACTTAGTGGTAAAAAGATGTTTATCATCGATCTCGATGCAGGAAATATCACAACCGGATTTTTGAGTTTTAACATGGCACGAGGTGGAGTTTTAAAGCTTGGAAGTATCACAGATGGAAATGGTATTTTACAAGTTCTTTCTGATAATGAGACAGTCGTGGGGGAAATTAATGCTTTAACCGGAGCCTCATTTACCACGTTATTAGCCGGTGATATTGTATCTGACAGTATAGTTAAACGAAACTATAAAAATCTAAGTTTCTTTGTTGACCCACTTAATGGGGATGATGCAAATACCGGTGAAAACTGGACATATCCTTTACGAACTATACAGGCAGCCATAGATAGGATTCCAAAATATAATGAGGGCGCAGTTACTATTCAGACTCATTATTCTAATGCAACCAATATGACTGAGGAAATTGAAATAGATGGAATTGTCGGAAGTGGATATATAACTATTGATTTTCAGCGCACAACCAATACCCTATATGGATCTTTTACTTTAAAAAGATGTAAGCAAGAAATCACATTTAAACGTGGGAGAATTATTACGGCCGGCAATACTGGCCATGCTATCCTCGCAGATATTTGTGATAGTGTCATTGTCCAGGATTCTTTGATTTATTGCGGTGGCCGTGATGCATATGGTTTTTATGTGGCAGCCGGATATGGGAATATCTCAAATACAAAAATTTATGATGCTACACAGGCAGCCATTACATCAGCCGGAGGTTCAAGAGTAGAAGTTCGTAATTGTGATGGGAATGGAAACAACCGTGGTTTATGGGTTGTAGGGCCTTCTGTTATCAATCTACCAAAATACACGACAGCACCGGCAGGAACAGCAAACACGTTCCAATCGGATGGAGGTCAACTTTGGACAGTCGAAGATAAATATACGTTCCCTTCTGCGCCTAAAACAGAGACTCCACCGGCACCGGATACTACTTATACTTGGACTGCAACCTCAGCCAAGTCTTGGAGACCACAGGGCTGGCGTTCGGACAATGGATATGCGTATCAAGGAGAATGGAGTGGCAATGGTAATCACCGTGGCCTATGGTTCTTTAATAGTGCAGATATTCGTTCCAAGCTCGCCGGAAAAACAATTAAAAGAGTACGTGTTTACCTAACTCGTAGAGCAGAAGGAGGTAACTCCGGAAATATTACGCCTACTTTCTGGATGCATAGTTATGATTCAGTTCCATCTGATATGCCTTTATTGGCAGCCAGTGCATTAAGTAACCAAGCTTTTGCTTGGGGGAGTGCTAAATGGGTTACACTTCCATTGAACTATGGCACGGATCTCCAATCTGGAGCACGTAAAGGAATTGCCATCTACGATTCTGATGGATCTCCTTATGGTCTTTTTAACGCGGATTTAAAGCTTGAAATTGTAGCAGGATCTTAAAAAAATGGAGGTTTTTAATTATGAAACTAGTTATTTTTGATGGAAAAGACAAAGTTTTATCTGTTTATGAAGGAAAAGATATTCAAGTTTATGATGATTCAATTGATATTGATGGGAATATTGTAGCTGGGATCAGCGAGCAGTACATTGTATTGGATGATGATTCTGTAAATGTAAAACAAGGTGACAAAATCGATGATGTTATCAAGGCAAAGGATCAAAAAGAAAAGGTGAAAAAGAAAAAACCAGGTGAGGAAGTGCAGGAAAATATAGAAGCATTAAAGCTTGAAAGTGCGACCCAATTAAATGCTATTGCAGACATTTATGAAATGCTACTTGGGGGAGGTGAAGTCTAATGGTTATGATCTATGTGTTGCTGATTGAAAAAGGAATGCGTACCATTGACCAGGTTCCTGCTAATTTACGCGAAGAGGTAAGCCGTGTATTAGCTGAGAGACAGCAAGCGGTCACTGAGCAAACTATTAAAGAGAGTGAGTGAGGTTATGATAAACCGAATTCCCACTATAGAATTGTTTTTGTCAATTATAAGTCTTTGGTGGGCTTGTATATGTTTCGGAAATCCTCATTTATTCGATAGCCTTCCGAATCTGTATATTGTATTTGCTAAGATATCGCAGGAAGTTGGATGGGGATGTATTTTTATATTAGCGGCAGCCACTAAAATATTTGGAATCCTTTTAAAAAAAAACTGGATGAGAAAACTCGGTTTAACAATGAGTGCCTTTTTATATGGCATTATTTCAGCCGGGTTTATTTTGTCTGGCCATTTTTTAGTGCATAGTACGGGAACTTATTTTGCTTTATCGGTTCTTGCGATATGGGGAATTCGTGAGGTGACAGAACGTGACGCCTGATACAGTAGCAGTATTAAAAGAACGTATTCGTAGGCTCGAATCGGATCTTTCAGAAATCAAGGGAGAGGTGCGATCCCAGGGAAATGAAATTGATGTAGTAGAAAAGGACAAGAATATTATTCTTTATCGCCTGGAGCAAATACAAAAACAATTAGATTCAATCACAGTCTCTCTATCCAAAGATACCGGGTGGAGGGGCTTTTTTATAGATTTTTTAAAGGCAGCCGCACAAATAGCGGCCTTAGTTGGTGCGGGTAAGTGGATCTTTTAAGGAAAGGGTGAAATCATGCAAAGTCGTAGCAAACAAAATGTATTAGGTATAGATGTTTCGCATCATAATGGCAAAGTAGATTGGAAAAAGGTAGCTGCAGCTGGTTATAAATTTGTCTATTTAAAGCTAACTGAAGGTAAGAGCTATGTAGATAAGACGACTTACAATAACTATATAGCAGCAAAAAATGCAGGGTTACGCGTTGGATTTTATCATTTTGCTCATCCAGACAATGATCCAATAGCTGAAGTTGATTTTTTCCTCAAAAAGTTGGGAGACATGAAAGCGGATCTTCCACACTGCTTGGATCTGGAGGAAAACAAAGGGCTATCAAAAGCCAAAGTCACAGCCTTTGCAGCGAAATGGATGGCCTATTTGCAAAATCAAACAGGCATTACACCTATCCTTTACACGGGATACAGTTTTATTAAATCTAACTTCACAAGTGCCCTGGCAAAATATCCGTTGTGGGTAGCTCGTTATAGTGGTTCTAATCGTGTGAAAGGATTTGATAACCCTGGCGATTCTATTGTTTGGGATAAGTGGTCCATGTTCCAATTTACGGATTCCGGTAAAGTTCCTGGCATTAAAGGTAATGTAGATATCAATGAGATGGATATTTCTTTCTTTAAAAGTATCGATTCCGGAGTAAGTCTTATTGGCGATGCAAATCCACCTTCTTCTTATAGAAAAGGAGATTCAGGTTTAGGAGTTAAAGAGCTTCAGCAAAACCTGTTGAAATTGGGTGAAAAGCTTCCGAGGTACGGCGCAGATGGCTCATTCGGTACGGAGCTAGAATTAGCGGTGAAAGCGTTCCAGGCGCGTAATGGATTAGAGGCTGATGGCATTGCTGGAAAGGCTACCTTAGCCAAGGTTGCTGATTTGATTAATGAATTGAATACACCAAAGGAAGAGGATTTGCCAAAAGTAACTTCACTGGGGGATAAATACTCATTCCAAGTAAAAGCCCTAAAGGATATTGGAGTATACAAATATTCTAATCTAGCGGTAAATCAACGCGTTCTCAAAAAGGACACGGTGTTTTCCATTTACGGCTACACGGAGGGAGTCAAGGCGTATGCTGTACCGGATGGATTCGTGCAAGCTAAGGATGTCGAGGCGGTTCCTGTAACGATTCTAACAGGTGGTTTAAATCAAAGTATGGAGAATGAGTTTCGTATTTTCTTAAAAAACGAGGGCGTTGATTCGGAATTAAATGTTCGCGCGATCGGCAATCCAAGCGCAGAAATTACAGTGGCTGGCCTTGACCTAGTGAAAGTAAAGCAATTCCTAGATGATAAAGGATGGTGGTATCGATGAATAAAATAAACTGGAAGGTACGTTTTAAAAATAAATTATGGGTATCGTCTTTTATTTCTCAAACGCTATTATTAATCCAGGCTATTATTCTTGGGCTGGATAGTTTACATGCTATTCATATAAATATAGAAGCATTGGATGCGTGGGTTAAGTGGTTACTGGGTATTTTAAACGCTATTTTAGCTTATTTAACATACATGGGGATCGTACAAGATCCATCGGTTGAAGGTATAGGCGATTCTAATCGTGTGCTAAACCGCGAGGAACCATTACCGGGAGACTTAAAAGATAAGGTATGAGCAATAAAAAATGGGACGCCTTCCTAACCGGCGTCCCATTTTTTCATGTGTGTGTTTACATTAAAGTACTATAAATAAGGGTCTTCCCCATTATACATATAAGTTATACCGATTGTAAACTTTTTTCGTGAATCGTATTGCAATGTGCAAGTTATAACGGTATGATGTCCATGCGCTAAGGTAATTAGGCAATATGCAAGTAAACAGGAGGAATACAAATGAATAAAAAACAGCTTCACATGGCACTGCGAACGCTGAAAAAAGAGCTTCAAAATGTTTACACTATCACTGATTTAATCACTCTATCTTTAAAAGGGCATGAAATTACAACCGAGTTGTTCAAAAAGGGAGTAAGCCCAACGGATATAAAAATCATGCTCTCCTGGAACGTAGCAAAAGACAATAGACGAGCTGAAATATTACGAAAAGGGGTGGCGTAAAGCCGCCTTTTTTTGTTTTATTTTCATTTGCATATTGCCTAGATAGGTAACAGGGGGTATTATAGTAATTAGGCAATATGCAAGTTTTAGGAGGCATATATATGGAGAAAGAAACAAAAACAATTCGATTAAAGAGCAGTATTGAAGTAGCGAGAGAACTAAAGATGTCTCGCCAGGGAATTGACTGGGTTTTTAAACATGATGAAAGATTCCCGGAGCCATTCGCAATCGTCAATCGTTACAAAGGCTGGACTGACGAACAAATAGAACAATATAAGAAGGATTCAGGTTGGTATGAGAAGCAGGAGAAAAAGGAAGGCGATCCGGACGATCGCGACAAAGAATAAGTAAAAAGTATCGGTAACAAACGGTAAAAAAGATGTGTTTATCTCGCTAAAACAGGGGTATTACGATAGTATACTCTTCTATTCATTTGACTCATGCAGTAACCTCATTTTTAAGCCGATTATATAGTGTGTATGAATTTGATTTACCACCTTATACATAAGGAGGGGTCCAATTCTATCTCCTTAAACGCCCAGGACAAATGTTTAGCCTTCATTTGTTTCCTGGGCGTTTTTGGTTGTTCAGAATTTTCAAAACACAATCATTTACAATCGGTATAAGATTTGATACACTAAAAGAGGTCTAAGGATCAATTTCAACTTCTTCCAATTTTCTATTGCTTCAGCTTTACACGATGATTTTTAATAGTTGTACATTTGGCAAAAGGATTCCTCCTTGAGCTAAAACCTTATGATGTTGTTGAATGTGGGTACGTCCAAATTTTACGCATGAAAAAAACCTCCTGATCGCGAAGGAGGTTTTTTTCTGTTTATTTATCTGTAAGATGTACAGCTAATTGTGCATGGAAGGTTTTAATTTGACCGTCAACCGGGATGTATTGTTCTGCAGAACCGTAATAAACATTTTCATATCCATAGCTATCTTCTAATTCCTTTTGAATTAAATTAACCATTTCTTTTTTCTGATCCTCAGTATAAGAAATATCTTCTTGCGCTAATGCGTCTTCTAAGGAATCGATATGATCTAACACAAAAACTTTGCTATCTTCTTCGAGGGCGTACATTTCAATACCGTTTACCATTCTTTTTACTACGTCCAGTTGTTTATCCGTTAAAATTGACGTTGTCAAAAAAACCATCCCCTTCTAATAAATGTTATTTCCCTTTCATTGTAACTGCTCTTCAATAACTAGGCAATATGCAAATTAAAATATTTAATTTTAATTTCATGTATTGTGTATAAAATATAAAAGTCAGGGCATTCGGTCGCCCGATCGCCTTCCGGCTCTCCTCCCTTACAGATTCCATCAACGGCGCTAATACTCAAATACGTCTTTTCCTACTTAGGTAATATTAATGAAGTAACTAATCATTATTTACCTAAGTAGTTATTCTTTAGGTACAATCTTTATGCTTGAGACGTCACTGGCTTTTTAGCTTCATATTCCCTTACTCGTTTATAAAATGTGGATTTGCTCATTCCTAGAGCTTTGTATGCCTGGGTTCCTGTAATCTCATAGTTTCTCCATCTTGTATAGACTTCTAAGAAAGTATCGTCTATTTCAATCTTAGGTCGGCCATATGGTCTACCTTGGTCAAGCGCAATGTCAATCCCTTCTCTTTGTCGGGTGCGGATCTTATTGCGCTCCTCTTCAGCAAGCCAGGAAAGAATTTGTAAAACCAAATCTGAAATAAACGTTCCTAGACTATCTTGATATTTAGTTGTATCTAATAGCGGCATATCTAGTACAACAATATGAGCACCCTTCTCTTTTGTGATGTCATTCCACTCATTTAAAATTGCTTCTTTATTTCGCCCAAATCGGTCTAACGAATGGAGATATAAAATATCCCCTTCTCTTAGCATCATTTTCAGAATTTGATATTGCGGCCGGTCAAAATCTTTTCCCGACTGTCTATCAATAAAAATATCCCGATCGTCGATTCCAGCCTGCTTCATACTTTCAATTTGTCTTGCTTCGTTTTGATCTTTACTGGAAATCCGAATATAACCAAATTTCTTAATTTTCAATTTAATTCCCCCATACTTTGGTTAAAATACACCTAATTATACCAAAAATAGTATTAAAAAGTCTATATTCTTTTTAGCACGTTCATAAAGTAATGACCATACATTTTAGCACTACATAATCGGGATAAAAATATGGGTGTTTAAATAGTGCTAAAGAGTCTACTTTTATGCACCACATATTTTTCCAGTTACCAAATTAAATTATCTGATAATTAAATAAAATATTTTCTATTTGCATATTGCCTAGTTAGTGATTCAGAGGTATTATGTATATATAAGATAACTAGTCAATGTGCAAGCGAAAAGGAGACGATAATATGTACACAGTAAAAATTGCAAGCTTAGAAGTAAACGAAAGCGTAAATACAATCGGGGAAGTACAAAACGTAGTATACGACATTATTGGTATGCACGACTTGGATGCAAGCGAGTGGGATTGGGATGGCAGCCTACTAGAAAAAGATAATAAAGTAATTGGACGCATTAGCTATAACGGCCGCGTTTGGGATACAGAAGGAAATGAACTAACAGCATAAGGGAGGGCGAAAGCCTTCTCTTCTATAAGGGAGGATATACGATGGATCAAACCACCATTTTTGATTTCATTGAGGATATACCGGAACTGGGGAAAGAATACTCCATGCTCTTCCCTGCCAAAGTTGGGCAGAGAGGCGCAACAGCAACCGTAATAAGGGTTGACCAGGAAAACGGCATCGCGTACTGCGATATAAAATCAAATATAAACGGCATGAATCCTTGGTACTACTCAACAAAATTAAGTTTCAAAGATTTTTATGAAGCGATTGAAAAAATGGACATTTTTTTAAATAGAAAACCAGGAGGTAAAAAACAATGAGCATGTTTGATATAAGTAATTCAGGGGATTTCCTAATCGTAGGTGGGGAAAAGGCTCCTATAAAAGATATAGTACTTGAAATGATGGACTACGGTGATAACTACTTCGATATTCACTTTCTCAATACAAAAACCGATTCACTATTTGGAGGAAGCGCATTGTGCGGTATACAAGGTATAACCAGAGCTAAAGAGCACCTCAAAGAACTGAGCGAAAAAGCAAACGTACCTACAAGAGTAACTAAACAAGATAATGATTGGATTTTTTAGGTAGAAGGCATACAGCCTTCTACTTTTTTGGTTCTATATTCCTGTATATACATGTGCATACATTTCCCTATTTACCGAATGTTACCGTTGTGTTTATAATTAGATAAGAAATCCATAAAAAATAATTTTACGCATATATAGGAGGAATTAGCAATGCAACCATTAGGAATTGTCAGAAAAATAGATGAACTTGGACGAGTAGTTATCCCTAAAGAAGTTAGAAGAACTGAAGGTTGGAAATCTGGACAGCCTTTAGAAATGTTTAAAGACAACGATGGGAGCCTGGTTATTAAAGCCTATTCATTAGGGGATGAGGATGCAACAGTTCGTAAATTAGAAGCTGCGAAAGAGTTCACTAATAATCTAAAAGATAAAAGAGTACTGGATGCGGCAATTAAAATACTTCAAAAATAAGAAGGGGGATATCCTCTTCTTTTTTTATTTTATTTCATTTGCATATTGCCTAGTAGGTAACATACGGTATATAATGGGTTTAACAACAAATCCCAAACAAGGAGAAATAATATGAAAACTAAACTCTTAAAAGCTGTAGCGGCCCTGGCGGTTCCAGTTGTATTTTCTCTTTCTGCTTGCAGTGCTTCCGACTTGACCACTTCTCCACCTCAAAAGGATCAGGATGAGCCAAAGCAGGAGCAACCTTCTACACCTGCAGAATATGACGTAAAGATTGATTTCCCTGAAGACCGATATCCTTTAACAGCAAAGCACATCAAAGATGCAATTGAAAAAGGCGAATCTAAAATTTGCACCATCGATCGCGCAGGAGCTGAAGAAAACCGTAAGCTCTCTTTAAAAGGTATTCCTACTCGATCGGGCTACGATCGCGATGAATGGCCGATGGCTATGTGTGAGGAAGGCGGCGAGGGAGCAGATATCGAGTACATTCCTCCTTCCGATAATCGCGGCGCTGGCTCATGGGTTGGCAATCAGCTTGACCAATACGAAGATGGAACAAAGGTGTTTATTGAGGTACAGTAACAACTAAATAAATGGGGGCTATACAATGAAAAAACAAGATAAGATCATTAATATACAAATCAACCTGGAGGAAGGCGTCATATACGATGATGGGATTCCATGTGATGAAAGTGTCGTTTTAGACTACATTAAAGAATTTCAAAAAAAGTTTAATAGAAAATGTGTAGAGTGTATGGAGAGAAAAGCGGTTCACTCATTTATTTTATGTGATGAGTGTTTGATAAAATGTGCGAATGAGTGGGCAGATAGTTTACCTCCTGCTCCTGATTGGTTTCTGGAAGATAAAGAGGAGGGAAAATAAATGATCTATAGAGCGTTATGTATTAACTCCGGTGGATGTACCGAGTTACAGAACTATGAGGAGTATTATGTGTATGATGCCGGAGAAAAAAACTTTTATGTTTCTATCTTTCCAACTGCAGATAAATCATATTTTGGCTCCTATTCAAAGGATTTATTTAAAGTTTTAGAGAAGTGCAAGGATAAAGATACAGTAAAAAAACAGAATTCCGCGCCAGCTGAGGAGGACTACCAGCAAATAACTTTATTTTAAAGGGAGGGTTTCTTATGGTAATGCAAAATAGAATCCAGGAACCTAAAGAAGTTAGTAAACATCGAGTGGTGCTAAGAAACTGCAATCGTGAGCAATTAGAAATTACGGCTAGTCATACAGTCTTATATACTCGCCTTAAAGAGAGATTATATACTTTACCTTCTTTAAAAATTACGCGTATGCAAAATGACATTAGAAAAGATTTTTTCTTTAAAACAGATGAGGATCTGCGGAAAATGATCTTTGAATATGATTTTCCGGGATACGTTTGGAGGAGTGTAAAATGAGATATAAAACATTTGAAAAATGGATGAAGGATGTAAAAAATATAGACGTTTCGACATTAAGGATGCCTACCACTCCGAATTGGGATAGATATCTAGATGAATATAATAGATATAAGAAAGATCAGGAGCGAACTTATTCTTCCGTAAAATAAATGGAGCCTACAATGGCTCCTTTTTATATGTCGAAAAAATCATCCGGCCTTTTGCTGCCATCTAACTTCCTCACATAATTCATAACTTTTTTAAGGATAACCGGGCTTGGAATATATTCTTTATCGTTGCACAACTTCCAGATCGTTCGAGAGGATACTTTGCACTTTTCGGCAAAATCAACCTGTGTGATCCCTTCCCGATCCAGCCATTTTCCGAACTTTGAACGGCTCGGATTTTTCCACCAAAACATAGCTAAAACCTCCTTACTATTTCTATGATGTCCAGTTTCCGCAAAGTTATTCAAAAACTTTCGAAGATTTGCGAATAGTGGACAAGCGGATATCAATATACTTTATTAAGACGTCAAAACGGACGTCAAACCACAAAAAGGGGCTGTTTTTAATGAATAAAGAGCTTGCGGTTGCGTTATTAGCACAAAAAGGTGTGTATTTGACGTCAGAAGGAAAACGAATCCTACAGGACTTAATTAAAGAAAAAACCTTACAGGGGGCAAAATAAAAAGCCGTTTTTGATGAAAAGGAGGAAAATTAGTGTATAGACCCACTGTACGGTATGCCGATGAATATAAAACGTATGTTGATGAATTATTTCATGCAACTTCGCTTGACCGGAATCAAATTCTACGTGCAGCATTATTTTCTGCTGCGTATTCGAAAGAATTTCATGATATTATTTCACGCTATAAAAAGAAAGACGTCCCCACTCCCTCTGCTGGATGGAGCCTTGGGGATTCCCGTTGGTGGAGGTATCAAGATGTAGAAAAAGAACTAGAAGGGATGGACGTCATTGCTTACGATCGCGGAAAAAGAAGCCATGAGAAGGATAGCTCGGTTGGCGATCCTGGAAGAGGATTTAATCAAAAGGGAAATGAAAAACTACAGAAACCACCAGTTCCAAGATCGGCCCAGGGACGAATTGGGCCGTTGGCTTCCGAAAGAGGCAGGGACGTCATACGAGGAAATGGAGGAGGAATTACTATCACCATCAACTCGAAAAATAAAAGTCGTTAGAAATAAAGAAAAGCCGTACACCTATGACGTAAAGGAGACCGGCTTTAATATAGAAGATTTAAAATCACTTGTAGCGGTTATAGGTATATTAGCAACCTTTCTATATGCCGTATTCACGTAAAAAGGGCCATTTTTACTTGGCCCATAGAAAAATAGAATATTTTAAGCAAGAGCCATCGAATACGCTGCCATGTATATAGATGGCTCTTATTATATTTATTCCACTTTCCTAAAAAAAGTATAACTTTTATACTTGCATATTGACTAGTTAAAGATTAAGAGCTATTATGTATATATAAGGTAACTAGGCAATATGCAACTATAAAACAACCAAATAACGGAGGGATTTTAAATGAGAGCAGTAAAATCTTCACAATTCTCAGGTAAACAAGTATGGGCGCTTTTTCAAGGAAGTCATTGTTTAGGATACGCTTACGAAACACCAGAAGGCGTTGAGGTAATCGTAGAAGGAGAAGAGTTAGGGATAGCAGGAAATATAAATGAAGCAATTGAAAAGGGCGAAAATTTCATGAAAGAACTGCCATACTTTTGCGATAAGTGCGGATATAACTGCACATGCACAATTCACTAAATAAGAACCAGCACCTGGATAAAACGGGTGCTTTTTTTTGCGGTTTTTTGACAAGTTTTTCTTTACTTACCAACTTTTCAGGGTTATTATTAAATAGCCGGTAACAATCGGTAGTATAATTGAATAGAGGAGAATAGAGAATGATGCTAAAAAAACTGGGTGGTAAATTCGGTGCATTGGCACTAGCTGGCTGTTTATCTGTAGGTTTGCTTGGGGGAGCACCTACAGCACATGCGGCGGCAAAAGATGATTTAATCATTGTTAACAAGCATTACAACAAATTGATGTACTTACAAAATGGGTACGTAAAACAGGAAAGTAAGGTGGGTACAGGACGCTCTTGGTCATTGACACCTGTTGGTCATTTCAAAGTAGAAAATAAGATCAAGAATCGCCCTTACTACAAAGGAAAGATACCTGGAGGAGCACCAAACAATCCACTGGGAGCACGCTGGCTAGGTTTAAGTGTTCCAGGATCTGCTGCTTCAAAGGCTGGTAATGTATATGCGATTCATGGAAATGCAAATCCTTCCTCGATCGGCGGTTACGTAAGCTCTGGATGTATCCGGATGTACAACAATGAAGTTATTAAGCTGTATGACCAAGTTCAAAAAGGCACACCGGTAGCGGTAACTAATAGCGAGAAGTCGTTCCAGGAGCTTGCTAAGATTTATGGCTACAAAATAAAAGGCTGGAAAACAAAATAAGGAGGTTACTAGTATGAGTGAGTTTAAAAAGAAGCTTCGAGAGCTTACTAGTTATTTAGAAAAGAACGGCTATTCTAGTGTGAAATTTGATATGGATTTAGCGGAGTTAGGGAGCGATAATAGGCATTATTACTTTTATGCTAATCCACATCATGATGAAAATTTCAAATGGTATATAGAGGTTGTAGATACAAACAAGGGTGAGGAAGGTTATAAAATTATACCGAAAACTCGCGAACCGGACCGATATAATTAACACCAAAAAGAGAGGGCCTAAAAACCTTCTCTTTTTTTATTTATTTTTTAATTGCATATTGCCTAGTGGTAACAATCGGTATATAATACAGGTATAAGGTAATTATTAACAAGGAGGTAGCAAAAATGGAAGCTGAACAACTAGGGTTATTCCCTGGGGCTGAAAAGGTTATGGCACAACCTGAAAAGCCTAAACCGAAACCAAAACCAAAGAAACCGAAAGTAAAACCCGATGAGGTCAAGGCTAAACCGAAAAAGTTTGCTTTGAAATTGATAGAGGGTGAGGTCGCGTATCAATGTCTAGACTGCGATGAAAAGCCGACCATATACGATCGTATAAAGCCAAAAATAAAATGCGGCCAATGCGGTTTTTACTTAGAGGTCATTGACGAAAAAATACCAGAAATTAATACGGAGGAGAAAAAACTATGGCTATGAAAATGACGATTACAAAACATTCGGATTGGGGTAAACTTTACTACTACGCAACGGAATTAGCCTTTGAGAATGGGCTTGATATACCAGCAAATATGGACGAATGGAGCACTATAAAGCTTCTTAACTATATAGCAAAAAATGAAAGAGAATATGGGCAATTATCAGCTATTGGATAAGACGGTGGGCCGGGTTTTACCTGGCCTTTTATAAATTGTATGGAGGTATTTAAAATGACATTTCGATTAGCTTTTACAATAGCATTTTTGTTTATTTTATTTTGTATAGTGTTTTTAATTCCATATGACGTGCTTGACCCTGCTTCACTTGGTGGGCCTATCAAGCTAGGAGGTGGCAACTAAGATGAAAAAGGGTAGTGATGATTTTTGGTGGATGTTATTGTTTACTAGGCAAGCTCAAGCAAAAAGAGCACGGGAGGCAGCCAACCCAGGGAAAAAGAAGCCTCGTATTCTCCCAATAATTTTAGGGATGTTTGCATGTCAGTTTATAGCTATAATCACCGTTATTGGGAATATAAAATCCTTTGATGTAATTCTGAATGTTGTAAATATCCTCCTTTGGATTTTACTTATAAGAGCGATCGTCATAAGAGGTAGAAGAAAATGAGTGGTTTTATGCTGGCATTTACAATAATGTTCATGCCATTCTACTTTTCTATAGTAGTAGCGGTGATTATAAAGGCTGTGTTTCTGTTTAAAGAGCGAGGGTATATGAAGCCTTTTCTAATGATAGGCGGCGCGATTATAACCCTTCCTCCAGCAATAACCTTCTTTAGTCATATGTTGCAACAACTGGAAAAGGCTTTATTATGAAGAGGAGGGTAATTTAAATGGCACATCTTTTTGAAGGGTATGGCATTATACGGCTTAT